AATGTACAGCGAAAAATACTTATCGGCTTTGGCTTTACTTAGCTTGATGTTCTTGGAATACTTCATATAAAAAGTCGTGTGTTAAATTGTTTTCTCGAAAGTACTGCCTCAACAAATCATCCCTGCAAATCTTGATTTGCTCAAATCTAAGTTCCGGTATGTCTTTCGGTCGCTGCTCAATAGCGTTTAAAAGTGATTGGATAGTCCGTGCCTCGTATCTTTCAGCGTTATCCCTTTTCGCTTTAATAGCTGCTATGGCTCTATCCTTTGACTTCTCAAACATATCTGCTTTCTCGTCTATCGAAACATTGATCTGCCCTATCTTTTCCAGCCACAAGTAGCCAGCACTACCACCATCCAAAAAACTTTGTCCGTTTTTGAACTTGTGATACATTGTCACGAGATGCTCAATGGCTGTGTTTAGCTTTTCCTCTTCGCTCATTTCGTAAGGCTGAAAAGATTGGTTGTTGCGGTGCGCTGCAAGTTCCATCTTGACTTTATCCAAATACACACAAACCCATTTTAAGTAAGTAGCTGGTGCGTTGGCTGAATATACCTCGCCTGACCTCATACCTTCGTTTACAGCTATCTTAAACTGCTCAAGGGTACATCGTGTCTTTTTTAAGTCAGTTTCGATCATACGCACTATAAGGTTAAGTGAGTGCTGGTCGTTCGTTACTTGCTGCCCAGCGTAAGCGCAAACCATTTTGTACTGGTTAAGTATTTCAGGTAGCAAGTCTTGCTGTGGCATTTGAGCGCATTGCTTACCTTGGTAGGCTTGAACCGCTTGGCTGTTATTCGTTGTCGTTATCATAAATAATCATTGAGTGAAGGTCTGCTTTTACTGCTTTTTCAAAATTGCTTATTTTTGTGTTTAAGGTAGGAATAATAATTTCATCCTCCCAGCCTTTCTTTTTAAGCCATCGGTGAGCTGCTTTTCGGTACTGCTTGTCGTGCGTACTTTGTACATACAAATCCACAGCATCCAATGCCTTGTTAATTTCAGTATCAGTCAGCTTTATCCATTCTCGAATCGCATCAGGCTTTTCAGTTTTTTTATCAAACCTATTCCAAAACTCTTCAAACCAAATTAACTTATCGTTTCTTTTCTCTTCTTCTCTCTTCTCTTCTTCTCTGTTCTCTTCTCTTCTCTTCTCTTCTGCATGATTTGGCATTGCGACTTTATGCGACCGCATTGCGACCGCATCGTTTGGCATTGCGATTGCTTCCTTTCGCACCTTCCTTTTCTGCCAGCCTAAGGCAGCATTAACGCTGTTTTTCTTGCTGGTAGCCATTACCTCATCCATATTATCATCAAGAAAATCAATGTGGACATTGCTGCCAAGCTGCTTGATAATTTTGTATTTAAGAAGGTATTGATACTCTTCTTCACCGCATTCCAGTTCGGCACGTTCGGCATCCATGTTGCACTCCTCTACCCAGTAGATGCAGCACAACCTTAGAAATGAAACCTGCACATTTGCTGGTGCCCTGTTTATTCGACCAGTCAACCACTTCGTTGGGTCAAACTTAAACCAATTTAATCTTTCCATAAAAAACAAAAACCCCCACATAGATGCGAGCTACGTGGGGGCGGTTAGGTTAGTTCCTAACGGACTACCTGAAAGACTCGCATTTCCTTCAGGCAATCATTTACACAAAAGTACAAAAACTATTTTAAATAGCTTGTATCTTTTTAGTTGATTGCTTGAGAATTTATTAACCGCTCTAATCCATCAGCGCATCGGTTAATGCTATTTGCACGCTCTCTAAGCGATTTGATTTGCAGCAGTATGTCAGCTTCATCTTTGCTTATGTAATAGCCCCTGCTGGTAGCTATCAAAGGCACAACGGATGTCCTGCGGATATAGTTGACCATCTTGCGTAGCCTTACCCCATTAAAAGCTAAGTTCGGAAATTTGGCTTGCATAGCAGAAACCAATTCAGGCTCTTTTATGGGGTTTTTCTTTGTGTGCTTTTGGAACTCCATTATAGCAAAAGGTAGCAGTTGCTGCTCGTTTGGCGTAAGTTCCTGCGTGATGTTCTCAAAGTTAGTTATCATATCAAAAGGGCATTTCGTCACTTACAAGGTCAAAAGAATTACTCGGCTTCGGTGCGTTAGGTGTTTCCATCCTGCCCGAAAAGAACTTACCCTTTGCGCCTTCCTTTACCCACAAAGATATGCGGTAGGTCGTGCCATCAGGTGCAATGCAAGTACCAGTGTACTGCGGTGCTTTCGGGTTCTCGGTGTTGTTTTTGAAGATGCTTACATCTCCTGCTTTAGATTCGTATGCCATGGTTTTAAAATTGAATTGAGATTGAAGATTTAGAATATTTAGGCGAAACTTTTTTTACCACCTCGCCAGTAATGGTGTCTATGATTTCTACATCTTTAGCTTTAAAGGCTAACTTGATTAGTTCCTCTCTTGCTTTGAGTTGCTCTTTGAGTTCTGCCCATACCGAATCTTCTTCGTAGCTGGGAGTGGTTGCGCCATCCTTTAAGGTTACTTTCGCTCCAAATGCTTCAAATGTCTTTGCTCCATACTTCATTGCCTCGTCTTGTGCTAAGTCCTCCGTGGACTTTAAAACAGTATCTAAGGCTGTCCTGATTGCTTTAGCCTTGGCGTGCGCTTCGAGGGGGTTAATGTCACCCCCTTCGATTAGCTTTATCATTTCATTTGACCAGTCGTTTAGCGAAGCTTTAGAAAGCTGCTTGCTCGTTAGTTGGATTAGGTCAAGCATTGGCTGCCTCCGAGATTAATAGTTCACGATTTATAGGAGATAAAGAATAGGCTGTTTCTATTTTTTCCATAGTAACCATTCCCTCTGCTAATGACTTGACAGCACCTATCCACTTGCTATGGGTTGGCGTTAGTTCGGGTTTGGCTGGTAGCTTCTGCGGTGCTTTGCTTGCTGCGTTACCATCGTCATCGTCTGCCTGCATTGCCAATAAAGATTGGAGGGTGTACCTACGATAGTAAGTCACCTCGCTGCCTTGCTTCTGCGGATCAACGATGTTAGATAGCTTCATCGAACTTTCTATCTTCTCTCGTGATTCAGCGTGCCAAATTTGAGTCACTACGCTGCCATCAATAATAGGCTGGAGAACGAATAAGCCGTGAGCGTGAAGGATAGGTTCTACCACTTCTAAAAGTCCGTTAATGTCAAAATACTTGGACTTAAAGAAAGGGTTGCTGGAGTTCTTAGGCACTTTGCCTAACTCTTGCTTTGCACTTAGTAGTGCGGTGTGGATTGTTTTCATCTTGTTTTTGTTTATTAAATTTACAATAATTATTTTACTTTTCGTCAATTACTTTTTCAAGTTGAGTTTGATACACTTGCGGATATTTAATGTAATCCAGCAAGGAGGGATGAACTTTAGCTGCTTCGGAGTGGATGTATTGCGCCCACTCGTTAAATGCCATCTCGGTTTTGGGATATGTTGTTTTCATTCTTCTTCTTCGTTTATTGTCCATTCGTCATTTATACTATTGCTGGTGGCAAAGTCAATGGCTTCTTGTAAGGTAAACCAGCCACGATAAGCACCATTCTGATACAAGTGCGCTGCTTCGATTCCTCTATAAAGATATTCGATGTCCTCGGCTATCTCGTAAGCGTGCGCCTCTGAGCGGTCTAATCCGTTCAGGTAGTCGTTAAGGTCAGACATTATCTAAAGCCTTTCTCATCTTTGTAATGCCTGCTTGGTGTCTTTTGTACGATGCTACTCTGATGTCAATCATTTCGATTAACTCTGCTTTGATTTCATCAGGCACTCGCTTTTGAATCATTGATGTGGTGTAGGTAAGTTTTTTCATCTTGTTTTGGTTTGAAGTGCGTTGTCGAGTCGCACCCCTCGTTTGGTTAGTTTATTTGGTTGTAGTACTCAAAGCAAATAAGCTGGTCAAAGATTTTATCAGTAATCGTACCGGGAACATTGTAAAAGTAAATGCCTGAACTGCTTGGATTAATTACGATGTCGCTAATTTCATTGCCTATTTTCAGGCGTGAAAATGTACCAATTGGCATTTGCATTGCTTTTGTTTTTGCGATTGCCTTGATGTCTGCGGTGATTTGGATTTGCGTTGTCATTTTGTTTTCGTTTAAGTGTCTACAAATGTAATACCTTTTATTGGATATGCAACACTTTTATAAAAATATTTATAAAAAAAAATCCCCCAGCCGTCTGCCGAGGGATACACATAAACAAAAAACCGAGATGAAGCGGTGCGTAAAGGTAGTTAATAGATTATTCCCATCAAAGCAAATGCGCCAGCAGCTATCCACGCTAATCTCTTTTGGTTTCTTTGTCTTGCTACTTCTCTATTCACTTCGTCTAAATAGCCAGCTAACTCAGTACGGCTGCTATCTATCTTAAGAAAGCCAGCCTCTAAATGGCTAATGATTTGCACTTGAAATTCCACAACGGAATCGCAAGATGTTAATTCAGCCAAGACAATGCCTCCGACCTCTAAGCAAGAATCTAATCTAACTGGTAGCACTTGATCCGCAGGAAAGGTTCTAATAAGAGAATCCCATTTGGTTATCACTCTTGTTCTAATTATGTAAAGCGTATCTCTTTTTTTCTCTAATAGGCTAACGGAATCTAATAATAACTTGGCTTGCTTTCTTTCGCTGACTGCCATTTCGTAAAGGATAACGCTCTCGCTTATTTTAGTGGGCTGTGGCGCATTATCTCTATTGCATTGGTGTACCGCTATGCTTATAAGAATAAAAGCCGTTACAGCGAAGATAATCCGATATGCTTTCAATTCGGTTACCATCTTCTTTTCTTAAGGGAGCAATCATAATGACACCACGTAGCGTAAGCCTTTAAACCGCCTTGCTCCATCTTGCCTTCGCTTATCAATCTTTCGATAATAGCAGCGACCGCACTTGGTGCAATTCCTTGCGCTTTAAAGTCAGCAGCATCACCAACTAAATGTCGGCTAAAGGTAGCACCGCCTATCTTCTTATTATGCTCCGCAGACCTATGTCCGCTGGTAATAGTCATTGGGACTTTGAGTTCATCCCTCAAAACCTGCAAGTTCTTTGCGAGCCGTTCTACATTTGTACGAACTGACAAAGGCATCGGTGCGCCTGACCTGCAGGCAAATTCTTCTAACTTAAAATTTTTAGTCATTAGTCAGTTTTAGTAAAAGATATTTCAGCCTTTAAAGTTCTGCGACCATTCTCTCGCCTTCTTGTGCCTCCGAGGTTCATCCAGTAACCGCCCAAAGGTTTTACAGGTCTGCCCTTCTCAATATGATAACCACCGAAGCCATCCTCATATTCTTCCTTATAGGCTGCGGTTCTTAGCTGGTGCACTTCTTTGTGGACTATTCGCTTAAACATAGGCTCGTAACAATCAACCATATTAACGTGGTGGTACATTTCGTGAACGTGACCCATCCAAATAATATCATAGCCATCCAATTGTGCCATCATTCTTTGGTCTTGAATAACGCCTTTAGTAACCGCACCACCACCTCCAAAACCATGATAATATTTCATGATTGCGCTGGTGAATTCGTTATTTGCTGTTTCGATTTGATAGTGTAAAACACCACCATAGCCACCGACTTGCACGTTTGTTCCGCAGGTCATATTTAAGAGGTCAACGAAACGCTGGAGCGGATCGGTTTCAAGGTTCTTAATGATGGCAGTGTTTCCTGAAAATGCAACCTTGCCATCTATTTGAGTAACGAAACAGCCTGAAGGCATATTTAAACAATGCACCAAACCATCGTAGTCCTGCTCGCTTACGTTTATCTTTTGCGCTTTGTGCAAGGCTGGCATAAATGAAGCAAGGTATTGAGGCTTGCCGTTGGCGAATCCACTTCTTCTTTTGTTGACTTTAACCTTAAACAACCATCCATTGAGAATGCAAGCACGCTGCACGATGTCAATGTTAACGCTGTCAGTTGATGACCACACAGTTAAATTGCCATCCATTGAGCCATCCGTTTTTTGGATTGTTTGTATTAAGGCATCAAATCCATCACCAGTTAAAGAGGCAAACGCTTCAGGTAGCTGCTTAATTCCGTTGAGGTCTTGGTTAATCTTTCTCGCCCAATCACCATAAATGCGGATGTAATACGGCTGGAGTTTATTTACACCAGTCATTTTGCATTCAGCAAAAGTATAATCAACACCATAGGCATCTAAGATAGAGCGGATGTAGGCAATCTTTTCAGGCTTGCTCAACTTAAACTGCACTCTAATCTTTTTGCTTGCTGGCTCGTATTTAGCGTGGTCAACAATGGTGGCATCCATTACCACAGCAGTTAGTATCTCTACCCACTTTGCATCTACTTCTGAATTGGATTGTACTTTTCTGCCGTGTGGCAAAGCCATTTCCGTTACCCTTTCGTGTGCTGCCCAGGTAGCAAAATCTTCAGCGTTTATCTTGGTCATGTCGTTTAACATAACTGCGTGCTTAGAAGATACTACTTGCTTTGTGTATCCGCCCTCAATAGTGTACAGCTTATCTGCTGGCTTTGATACTACCGCATTTGGTTTCTCGAAATAGATATGCTCGTTGTCAAAGGTAGCCACCATATCTTCGGTCGTTACCTCGGTAATGTTTACCCAGCCTTTGTCGGTTAAAACCTTGGTGTCAGGATGGTAGCATTCGTGGTTGCCATATCCTATAAGAAGAATCATATCCGCATAAGGTGTCCACCACTTCACCGCATCTTCGACAACTGCATCAATGTAGTTCGCCTTATTATGTTCGGGCAGTATGTCCTTCTTGCTTCTCCGTGGGTCGTACTTTCCTTGCATCAGACAAAAGAAATCTCCGTTAATGACAATCTTTGCGCCTCGTTCTCTTGCTTGCTTTAGATGCCGTTTAAGGAGGTCACGTTCGCACTTAGGATTGTCCCAATGCAAATCACTAAGCAATAAAAAAAGCTGCGATTTATCAACCGCAACTTTGTGAATGTTTCTACTAATTCTTTCAATCATAGTATAAGGCTTAATCCGTGCTGAAAATCCAGCATGGCTACTTCTTTTCGAGCCAGCTTCTTACTCCACCGCTTCTTTTTAACAGCGAAATCTACCGCCCACTCCGACCATTCTTGCTGCTGCTCCAAGGTCATTTTATACGCTATAAACTCCTCTCGATCCATATTGCACGCCTCATCAAACGACAATCCAACAATGCTGTATTGCTTGTCTAATAGAATAATCGCAAGTTCTTTGTTGGTCATTTAGCTTCCAGCTTCTTGATGTGGTTTTCTAAAACCTTGACTTTCTGCTGTAAACTTAGTATATCCGAATCTCTTTTCAAAACTTCTTGCTCGTAAAAGCTGCGAAGGTCTTTGATTTCCTTGCGCACCTCGTCTAATTCCGACTGACAATTGTGGTTGGCTTTCTCCCACAACTCAATCAATTTAGCCGTGTTATCTATTTCAGTACCTTTGGCAGCGTACTTTCCACCGCTAAACCAAGCAATGATACCAGCTATAATACCCGTGATAGTTTCCGAGATAGGGAACTGGCTCATGCGAATTCGTGCTTTGATGCTTTCGGGAAAACCTCGTACTTGCTCAAATGAGCAGGAGGGGCAATAGTCCACATCACATCCACGCAGTAGCCTTTAGATAAGACCGCAGGTGTTACTATTTGCTCGCCATCCATAACGGCATCTATCAAAGTGATATGCCCTAAATCCACAGCGTTCTCTGCGCCTTCTACTTGTAGGAAGCCTACTTGCTCGCTTGTTGCGTTTAGTTCAGCAAGTGCAGCCTCTTGTGTCGGAAATTCGTATTTTTTGATAGTCATTTTATAATGTGGTTAAAGATTCAAGCTGAGAATTTGTAAGGCGAGTAGGGTAGATGGCAGCGGCTCGGATGCGGTCGTTTAAACTTACTGGGCCAAGTCCTAATTCGATATTAGAAAGCGTTCCAATGGGAGAAATGCCCGATATAGATGAAGTTCTTAGCACTCCATTCACACACGAAGCATAATCTCCATCTTTGTAAGCAAACGCTATTTTAAAAATACCAGTTGAGGTATTTGAAATACTAAGGTCTGAAATAGTTGTTTCAGTACCAGCTGCCGTTCGGTATCTAAAAATCCATGTGCCACTATTGGCTGTTCTAATTCTGTAAAAATTACCTGAATCAGCACTTATATCGAAAAAGCCTTTAGTAGTAATATGACTCAAATTTACCTCCGCATAAAGCGTACCCTGCGTCTGCCCAATAAACCCACTCACGCCCGTTTTGGTAATCACGTCAGCGTTACGGGTGGCGGTGGCTGCTACGGTTGGAATGTAGGAGGTGGCTACTGAACCAACTTCGAGTTGTGCGCCCCAAATAAAAATGCCTGATGTGCCATCACCAGCAAAAGAAAGCACGCTATTGTTGCCAACTAAGACTTCCAGTTGCGCATTACTTCCCGCAATAGCATTTGCAGTAGCAGAAAGGTCAAGCCTAAACCACCCATCAGAGAGTTCTGTTATTTTTGCGGTGGAGGAAGCTGTGGAAACTATCGTTTTTGATGTTAAATTATAAACCGCAGTTGGAGTTGGAGACCATAGGTTAACCATTCTTAATCTGATAGTATCATACTCTCCTTTTTTTGCAAAAATAGAAGCGGAGTATATTTGTGCCACGACAACTATGCTGGATTGCAAAATAAAATGAGTATTATTATCAACTGATGCAATTAGCTTATCAGCGGTTGTTGTACCATTTGGCGCAGTAGTTGCATTTTGCGTTACGCTTGACCTTGTCTTAGCCCAACTCGCATTATCAAACTCTTCACTCCTCAACGCTAAATTAGTAGCAGCAGGCTCAACCAACAAACTCGGACAGCCACCACCTATGGGGTAGTCTAATTTCGGAACTCCCGAAGCGACCGATTCTAATACGCCTGAAGCGTTGGTTCGGTAGGCAGTAGTAGCACGGGTAACGTCAAAGTCTACAGCACCGCTATTAGGAATCTGCGAGTATAGCTTCCCTGCTTTTAAGAGGTCGGGTATAAGTAGTACGCTTGGTGTAGACATATTATAACGTGGTTAAAAATTGCAGCTGTGCGTTGCTTAATCGGGTGGTGTATAAGGCTGCTGCTCGGATTAATCCTGAGCCAAATTGGTCTGAGCCTAATTGATTTCCTATATCAATTCTGCTACAAGCTGGTACTGCGCTGCTTGTGTTTACGCCAACTAAAACTCCATTGACATAAAAAGCATAGTCATTTAGCGCATATGCTAAAGCAAGTTTTACAACAGAATTTGCTGTAACATCTGCTGTTTGCTGTATTTGTACGGTAAGAGAACCGCTGTTTGCCGCAATACCTTGAAACCTATTGTTTTGTAAAACAACACGGGTAATCCCTATCCTATTGTTTGTTGTTCCATCGCTAATGGTTAGTATTCGATGAATTAACGATGAATTAAATATGCTTGCGCTAACCTCCGCATACAGCGTTCCCTCCGTCTGCCCTATCAAGCCACTTACAGCGGTCTTGCTTATCACATCTGCATTGCGAGTAGCTGTTGCAGCGGTGGTGTTAATAAAAGAAGTGGCTACGCTGCCAGTTTCGATTTGAGGCGAGCTTAATCGAACTGTTGCTGTTGTATTCGAAGACACACCATTACCGATTCTTACTTGGTTAGAAGCCGTGCTTGGAGCAGTAATTGTTAAAGAATACCTTTTTCCCGATTGCACGACGTGTGTTGCCAAAACAGCAACGCCATCTTCTCTAAAAGTGCTTATACCAGCTATTGAAATGTTGTAATTGAGTAAATTTTCAACGGTCAAAGTACTCGTAACCGCTTCAACATAAATGCTGTGCGTATATACAACTCCGCTTGTCTGCGAAATGTTTTGGCTAAAAACAGCCCTTTGGTTAGCCGTAGCAAATGTATATGCAGCAACGGATGGATTTAATGTAGACGTTGCAACTGTCGCTGTGCCTGTCAAAAAAGGCGTTGCCCAGCTTGTAGGTGGAGTTCCACCCCCTGCCCAAACTGAATTTAAAAACAAATTAGTAGCAGCAGGCTCAACTAAAAGAGCAGGACAACCGCTGCCGATAGGAAAATCTAATCTTGGCACGCCCGAAGCTACTGATTCCAAAATGCCATTCTCGTTAGTTCTATACGCAGTAGTTGCCCTCGTAACAACAAAATCACCACTTCCGTCTTGTGGAAGCTGAGAGTATAGCTTACTCGCCTTAAAGCGGTCGGGAACAATTAAGAGGGAAGCGTTCGTCATTTTTAAATTATTATAGGTGTTATTCTGCCAGCAGCACAATCTAATGTCCGTGCATCAAAGCCATTTCCTGAATCAGCCAAAGACCTCATTTGGGTATTATAAGCTAAAATATAACCGTTTGTAGGCACAGGCATTAATCTAACGAACCTCGACTCGGCACAGCTTGTAGCGGTAGGGCTGTCTATTGCCCCGCCATCAGCTATTCCTCTTTGCCGATATTCATTATAGTATGCAAGGTAAAATCCATTACCCTGAAACAGCATCCCAATCGGGTAGCCGTAGCCGTAACGAACCATTATAAATTGTCGTAACCGATAACGCTTCCTGAACTAACGGTGACAGCGGTAATTCGCTGACCTTTTGCGCCACGGATAACTATACCGCTTGCAAGGCTTGCGCCTGATAAGTTGTAAAGAGTAAGTAAATTTATACCACCCTCGCCAGTTAAGGCGGTCAAAGTAGCTGCGTTGTTTACCACTAAAAAGTCGAATGATTTATCGCTGACTGCGCCATTTACGTACTCCATAGTACCCAAACCGCCCATCATTTCCTGAAATATAGTTGCCATATCTTTTTCTTTTAAATGTACTTAATCGGGAATGATGCAAATGCTCCTACTAAAAGGCATCTCGAAATTGAACACCGCTCTCCAGCCTGCAACCTTGTCATCCCTTGCCTCTAAGAAACGATTGAGAGTAACGCTGCTGTTTAGGGTATAATTGAACTCTGGATCGTCTTGGAAAAAAGAGATAAAGTCGGTAGCTATTTCCAGCATATCACTTATTACCTCATCTTCGTTGTCCTTCCAATACTTCAAAGGGTCTGCATCTTTGTTTCTAATATCCTCAACCCTATCCATAAAGTAAACGCCCACGCTCATTGTACGGCTTGTATTAGAGGTGCTTGCGCTTTCCAAGTCAACGTACACCAAAGGATAAGCGATGCGGTCTAAAGTAGGCTGCTTTAAGTTGGTGGTGTTATCCGTGCCAATAGACAAAGGGTCACCACAACCAAAGCTATTTACCTGCTCGTGTGCTTGGCTTAACTTTAATAGTTGCGTCTTTAGCTGATTCCAACTTGGCATAGTATATCTTTAGTTTTTCGATGTTTTTCTTGTGGAACTTCATAGACAATCATTACAAAAAGGGTTGTCACCTTGGTATCTTTCCTGAAATGAACGAGGGATTCGGTAAGGGTTTGACAAATTCAAGCCAGTATTGTAATTATCCCTGCGAGGTCTAATCGTGTCAACTTTAACGGAAGGGTTGTTAAATAAAGGATAATCCGTGCGGTACTCAATTAAGTATCTTGTGATTCTTTCGCTGTACCACTCGGCATCGTTCTTGGCTTTGTTAATCAGCCTTTCGATTTCCTCCATTGACATCGAATCCGATTCCTCTGACCTTCTGCGCACCATTCCTTTGTTCATGTATTTGAACGCAAGAACGTGTGGGAGTTCAAAGTAAATCCACTCCCTGATGGCTGGCTGGAGGTAGTCGTATAGCAAGGTCTGATTCAAAGCACTAACGCTTCCGCTTACGATTTGAGTTGAAATCTCTTTGTATAAGTCCGAACCGATAATAGACTGAATGCGCATCTCTTGCACCTTTACGATTGTCGGTCGTAGTTGGGTGTAAGATACGTTCTCGTTAATTATTGAGTTCGCAATTAAGTCTTGCTCCGTTATGAATAGTGCCTTCGTCATACTAATTCTATTTTATTGCCCTTACGAACAACGATTTGCTGCTGCCAAATATGTCTGCAAGATGGTCGGCTGATGTCCGTACCGGGAAGCGTGTACCAACCGCCTCTGCGCTCCCAAACACTAAAGCCCATGATTGAACTCATTTGGTCAATGTCTTGTCGGGTGTATAGCTTGTTGAGCCTTATAAGCGTTCTGCAAAAGTCACGGGTCGTGTCAATCACTTTCGCACCACTTGCATCAGGGCGAAGGTCGTAGCGGTAACGTATCTCGAAGGCTTCCTCTGCCTCGGTATCGGGGGTGTCAGCTATTCTCGCAACTCTATCTTGGATAGTAACACGACCTTTTGAGATAAGGTACTCAATCCGTTCGCTTACTTTTTCCAACGGCACATCTAATCTTCGTGAGATTTGGTCTGCATCGACCTTTTTAGTCCTTTTGATTTCAGCTAAAATCTTCTTGTCGAGTTCTTTGTTTTCGGGTTCTACTTCCATAAACTCTGCCATTACTGAGTTGTCGGCTTCAAACCTTACCGGCTTAGACCTTAATACTTGGTAGTTGTCGGCACTTACACCAAACTCCATAGCAACGCTTTCAAACGCTTCCATTTCGTCTAACTCGCCTAACTCTCTCAATTTGTTTCGTGACCAGCCTAAAGCTGCTTTCCCGCCCCATAGGAGATACGAAATATAACCGCAGTCGCTTTGGCTGTCTGCGTTGTCGTAGTACGTTTCAGCACGGCTCAAATAGCTGTGCATCCTTTTAATTGTTTCTAAGGATACGCCCTCTCCGTTGGCTAACTGCTGCGCCCTTACTTTACCAGTTTGGGTAGCGCATTTATTTCCATTCTTTTCGTTTAGTTCGATTCCTCTTTTGGCGTTGTTTCTCACGCCCTCTCCGTAGTCGGCAAACGTTTCAAACTCTTGATTAAACTCCATAGGCTCGCCTAAAAACAAATCAACCTGCTCGGCTGGTAAACCAAAGCCTTGAAGCATTATAGTCGCTTGCTCTTTCGTCAAATCTCCTTTAGAGTACTTGCGTACCACTCGCAACATTTTGTCTTGCTGTGAGGCAGATAAACCAGCGAGAACGCTATTGCCCATCTCTTGTGGTGCTACTGCTTCATTCGGCTTTAAGAGTTCAGGCTCATAACCAGCTTTTTCTCTAAGTTCGTCACGGCTTAAAATTTGCAACAATGCACCTTCGGTTAACTGCTCGCTAATCGGCTCGGTTGGTTGTAATTTCAAACCAGTCACTCCGTTGAAAGAGGCAAGGTAATTTACTGACCGCTCGATTCTTTGAACACGATCTTCGATGTAAGTAGCTTTGAAGATTTCGTATGACTCAACCATTTCGGATCTGCCTCCAAGTTGTCCTTCGGTTTTCACACCAAATAACATCGGTGAGGTAACTCGGTGAGCAACGAAAATCTCCTGCTGAACGGTCTTATTTAAGATGTCAAACTGCTTGTCTAAGTCCGAAGGAGTTAAAGGAGTCAGTTCGGGTTTGGTTTCGGGACTATCCGAAAAGTTCACAAGGAACCGACCAGCGTTGTCCGTGCCTCCAAACTTCATCTTCATCTGCCGTTCGATGGCATCCGATTCTTCGGGGGTAGGGATTCCGTTTGGAAAGTTAATAAGGTACGAACCCCAAAAGTTATTTTTGATATTATTAACGTGGAAATTTGCTATCTCTACATCTAACTCAATGTAAGCCGTTCCGCCTAAATATTCAGGCAAAGGGTAAACCTTTACCCCTGCGCTGTACGCTCTATAATAAAACAGCTGCTTGCCGATTCTATTGTCGGGGTCGAAAGCTGGGATTTGGTTTACTTGGTTCAGCTGGGGGAATTGCCTTACCTCATATTCATCATACCAATCGTAAACGTAAAACATTTTTTCATCCTTGTCCGCACGAACTCTATGAAAGTCCACGTGACATATTTCTGCAATCCCCCCACCGCGTGACCAAGTAACCTCCAAAGCAAAGCCGTTGTATATTTCCATATCCAAGGTCAGCTTTTGGGTAAGGTCGTTCATTGAGTCGTAAGCATTTGGGAACGTAGGCGAATCCAAAAAGGCTTTGGCAGCAGGTGTTTCGTTCTCCGATGTCCATCCTTTACCTACGATATATCCCACTTTGCCATTCACGATGGCGTTATGCTTTGCGCTCCTTCTATAAAGATTTAAGAGGTAGTTAGGGTAGTCGTTTTCAACTCCATAAGATACCCATTGTTGGCTTTTGTTTTCGATAAACAAAGGCACTTTATGCTGGTAGCCCTGCCAAGAAAAGGCGAAAGGTTTTTTAGAACTCATTGATAATGACGTTTAAATTGTCTAAGGTAAGCGTGACAGCGTGCGTTGAGCATTTAACATACATTTGAATCGTATCTCCTGAAGATAAAGGCACAACGCATTGGGAAGGAATAGTCACCTCGTTTGAGGAAGGAGTAACCGATACAAACTCCGAGCAAGGCCACAACTCTGCATTTTTGAATATAGCAACGTGAATCTTCCTGCTTGACTGCCCGATTAAAGCAACAATTGCGCTCGTTCTAAAATACTTCAAGTCACCGCTATAAGTAACAAGACCCGAAGCGTTAACGCTTAATCCGTTTCTATTGAATCCAGTAGTGATGGTAGCGTTAATTGGTGACCAAACATTCTCTGCTAAAGTGGTAGTGCCTGAAGATGCAAAGTCAAAAAAGTTAAGCGCACTCGGCGTTTCCTCGACTTGTATCGCACAATTTTGCATCCACGTTCCAACTCTCGTTGCGGTGTTTGCATTAGTCTGCGTTTCGTTTTTGATGACTAAAGCATCAGTTAAAAGTTGTCCCATTAGTTAAAGGTAAGGTCAAAGGTGTTATCAAAAACATTCGTAACTGGCTCTGCGTAAGTAATAGAATTGGTTGCACTTACAAAAGCCTGCTCGCCCATTTCAATATAAGCCAGCCCAGTTTCTAACACGCCAATTTTATTGGTTGCAGATGTAGTAGTAGATTCGTAGGCTATGTAAGTATATTGACCACGCACAGCAGGCGCAAGCGAAAATTCATAGTTGTCGTACCTTTCGGGAAATAGCGAAAGGTTGGAAGATTTTAAAATCGGATAGGTATAAATGTCATTGGTAGCCATTGACCTTAACTCCAGCACGATATACAGCGCATTGGGGTTGGTCATCCTTTCCGTCCAAGTGACTACGATTTCATTCGACTGGTTAGATATTAAATACAGCATCTTAAAGGTAAATGTATCACCGAAGCGAATGATACAAATCCATTCTTTTTGCGCCCCAATAATCGATGTTAAATTCCGTTTCGATTGTTTCTTTTAAATTGGCTGCCAAGGTTAAGCGCAAGTCCTTTTCGTGTATCAAGGTTTTCATGTGCTTGTGCCAATCTTTACTTCGTGCCTCCCGAACCAATAAGCCATTTAAGCCGTGGTCGATTATCGTGTTATAAGGGTAAACATCGGAAGCAATAATAGCCTTGCCCATCGTGCCAGCTTCGACTAATTTCAACTCACTTTTGCATCTATTGAAGGTCGTATCTCGTAAAGGCGCAAGACATACATCTACAAAGTTGTAGCCACCGACATAAGAGTAAATATCCGCTGCTTGGATTCTGCCGTAGTTCTCTTGCTTGCCGTTACCAGTAAAAACTCTCTCGTACGCTTCGTACATTGGGTTCTCGTTCCACCCTCCTAAATAAAGCCGATACAAGCCGTTTAAAGAACGATCGTCTGCAAGGATGCCCATACCCGATTCCATCAAAATAATGTCCTCAAAATGCTGTGCGCCACCAAACCAGCCGAACCTTACGAACTCACTCGGTTCGGGTTTAGACTTGTACTGCTCGTAACCAGAAAAGGTGCAATTCGGAATTATTGATACTTGAGGGTTTAAAATTGACACCTTTTCCTTTAAATAGGCATTCGTGCAGATAACGTGGTCAACTACTCTAATGTGGTCACGAATCATATTAGAGATATTCCTTTCTCTATAAATAGAAAACATCGGATGACCTGATTCCAATACCCAATAATCGTCAAGGTCTAAAATCAAAGTGACTTTGAACTGGGTACACTTATCCCGAAGCCATTTAATTTGTTCAGGCGTTTCGCCCCACATCCTACTGACTAAAACGATGTCCATCTGCTCGAAGGATTCATCGGAGATTCTAAATGGGTCAGGTGCTGAATAAAACGTAAGACCTTTGTACGCTGCATCTAAGTGAGCGTGCGGAAGTTCAAGTCGGTAGAGTGCCGAACCCGTACTTTGAATGTTGTGGATTAATGCTATTTTCATTGTCGTTTAGTAGTAAATGTATAAACACAAAAAAAGGCGCACCCCGTAGGATGCGCCCGTGCTTGATTAACGACAACGAAGCACTATGCGTTAGTCAATGCAGCAATGATGCTTGATTGCACCTCACGCATTGGCTGCTCTTCCATACCTGTGAAGGTAACGTCAAAGCCGTTACGGTCACCAAAGGCAGTACCACTTTGACCAGTACCTGCGCTTAGTTCTAAGCCGTTTAAAGAACCCAACAACCAGTACACGCCATTGCGGTCAAGAACGATTGCCATCAGTCTATTTTGACCTAACAAACGCAACTGATTGCGAAGGGCAGCGGTCATTTTATTCAAGACGATTTGCAGGTCTTGTTGGTAGAAAATCGTACCGTTCTCCATCGAAGGGGTGATGGTTTCGGTAAATTGTGAGGTTTGCTTGGTTAAATCGTACTTCCAAAACTTAGTAGAACCTGAAGTAGTGATGCCTGAAACGACAAACCCACTTGTAGCGGTGATACCAGTTACGTTAGCAAATTCAATAAAACGAACCTCTTTGATGCCACCGACTGAATCTCGGCAGCCTAATGAATAACCAGCGGTTAATGCACAACTCATATTTTTATATTTTAGAGGTTAGTAAAGGGGAGGTGTTACCCTCCCCATTGAATTAAGCCAAGATGAAGTTTACGATTTCAGTCGCATAGGCAAACTGAACGCCAGCTTTGAACTCGGCAACCCAACGCACTTCGTCAGCCTCCTTGGCATAAAACAGCTCAAAACGCTCCTCTTCGTTCAACAAATCCGTTCCGAAGAACATATTGCTAAGACGCATAGCAAAGATGCGGTTTGTTCCGTTCAAGCCGTTAAGAGCAACAACGGTTACGTTAGTACCGGGAAGAACGATCTCGCCTGCTGCATCAACGCTTGGGTTGTAATGGAACAAGTTCAAGTTAGTCAAGTTAGCAACCAAACGACGGAATGTGTCCCAACCGCATACGATGCGCAAATCTTCCTTGTCCAAAATGGTCGTAGGGATTTGGTTGTAAACGCCCTGCATTACTGCGAAAGCGTTAGTATTGGTGATACCTGATACAGCACCAGTGTTACCTGATACGGTAGTACCTGAAGCAGCGTTGATTAACTTGATGAAACCATCAAATTTATTTGTGTTTGCGTTGGTGTTACCTGAAGCGGTGTCGCCCTGCCAAATAGCGGTTTCAAGTTGCTCGGCTGTTTTGCCAGCCTTCAACTCAGCGTACTGCTGCTCGAAAGGAACTGACGTGTAACGGCTACCGATAGGGAGTTGGGTTTGCATCCAATACTCTTCAAGTTTCTTAGGGCAGATAGCCTCGTTGATTTTGATGCGACCAACGGTCAAGCTACGGTTGCTAAAGGTAGTAGTACCTGAAGCTGTAAAACCGCAGTTGTCACCGCTTTGGAAAACCGCATCGGTGTCCATAAGGTTAACTGACTTAGAAGATTTGATACCAGTCATTGGTGTCAAAATAGATGCGCTCTTTGCGCTGAACAATGACTTCACGATTAACGGAAGCGACTGCTGCTCGGTGTAAACGGCTAAGTTGCCAAAATTGTATGCCATGATTATTTAGTTTTTAAGTTTTTAAGGATTGATGCTACTTTGTTCATGTTGCTCACTTCGTCTTTTTTGAACTGACCAAACATTACTTTTTCGTTTTTTACGGTTGGTTCTGCTGCGAGTGCTTCGATAAGTGCAAACATTGACTTCTCACGCTCTTGTCCAGCCATCATTTTCTTTTTCAGCTCTACAAGTTCGCTCGCCATTTCATCCAGCTTCTCCATAATCTCGCCAACTACTTCGGTTGAAATAGCAGCTACCACTTCGGCTGGTGCTTCAGGTGCAATTGCTTCTACCACGGAAACGATTTCTTCAACCGCTTCTGCTGGTACTTCTTCAGCCTCAACTACCATAGGGGTAATTGATTCGATTACTCCGTTTGCAACAACGATTGTTCCGAGTTCAGGAATAACGTGTTCGCCCGTAGCATCGAGGGGGTTTCCATCGGCATCTAAAAGAGTTACAGCAGTACCTACTACTGGTTCTCCTTCAATCCGAACGGTCAATTCACCGAGCATATAGTCGGCAAATTTCAAAGAGGCTTGCTCGAAAGCTGCTCTTAGTGTTTGCAATTTTTCAAGGATGTTCATTGATTATAAATATTAAAGTTTAAATTGTTTGCAAAAAAGGTCAATGGCTTTTTCGAGGCGGTGCATCTCTACTTCGATGGCATCTTCTACTTTCTCCATCCCAAACATACCCTCAACCGAAAAGCCTTTGAATTTCCCAGTAGTGACAAAGGCATCCCATACCTCGTTGTTGTCTACCTTGTAAGAACCGAACCAGCTGCCATCGGTTACATCCTCAAAGCCTTTAGGTGGGTTGATTCCACGCTCTCGGTCTATGATGTAAGACTCAAACATAAACACGCCCTCGATTGGCGTTTGGTGGTAAGCGTTTACGTTTTGGGTAGCGTTCTGCTTAAAGAACTTCTGCACGATTTTATAAACCGTGTCCTTATCAAAAACAACCATGTACTCGCCCATCTTGGAATCGTTCCGATAGATAGGCACATCGGCTAACATCAAAGCACCCGAAATAACTCGTTTGGCTGATTCTTTGAATCTTTGTTTTTGTGAGAATGCCTGAAAGTTTCTTTCGATTGCTGGCATATCGGTCAGCGCAACGTAATCAACGCCCTCGCTTTCCTCGTCTATTGTCAGTTTGTAAAGGGGTAACTCCATGCCTTAAAATGTACGGAAAGGCTAAGTATGCAAAAACCCCGTGCATCTCTGCACAGGGTCAAACCTAAATTATGAAACGCTAATATAATTAAATTGCTGCAAAGTCCCTTAACATATTTCTTCTGCTTGATGAATTTTCAATATCTCTATCTAATACATACGCTCTTAAAGGCTGCTGACCTGACCCCATTGGGTTCGGCTGTCCAGTTGGGTTGGTAGCTGTTACGTTCGGATTGAAAGCAGCAGGAGGTAATTGACCGCCTCCGCCTCCAGCAGCAGGTGCGCTTACGCCTGAACTACTTGGCGCACTTGTGCTTTGGAATGTTGTTTTCCTAATCTTTATTACGTTAGCCAAACCTGCCGTCAAAGCAATACCAGCCTCTACAAACTGCGCACCAGTTGCTAACTTGATTGGGTTGCCACCAGCAGTTAAGGCGTTGTTTACCGCAAGAAAGGTGGATATTAACGCTTGTGCTATGCTGAATTTCTTGTTTGCCTCAAACGCTTTCTTTTGGTCTTTTTCGCTTTGCCCTAAACTTGCCGTGTATAAAGACGTCAATGCGCCTAATGCTTGCATCGTCATTTCAGCAGTCTTAACCATAAACTGCTGGCGGTTTTCAA